AAGATTTAAGAACATTCCTGAAGAAGATCTTGACTACCTTGTTTTGCATATACTGACCAAAGGGATCAAGGCACAACCATTCCTGTTTCCTGCATTCAATAAATTATATCCAAAATTGATCAAGAACATCAAAAAAGAACTTGGTGCAAAAAATGGCTGATAGTTTTAACACATATGGAATTGCCAAGATGCACAAGACCACAGGAAGGGTCATCAAGGAAGACAATTCATACATCAATGTTGCTGACTATACATTCAACAGTCATGTTGATTACTACAAAAAAACACTTGACTTTGGTGTTCAGGTATCAAAGGGTGATGTTCCAAATCATACATCAATTCATAAATTTGGAAGAAATAGTTCAGTGGGTAGTTCTTTTGTACCAATTTGTGAATCAGGTTTTTTCAGAACACCAACAACAAACACTTCACTTGAAGTTGTTTCTGACAATGCAAATGATACATCAACAGGGACAGGTGCAAGATCAATCACATATCAGGGTGTTGCAATAAGTGGATCAGATCTTGTCTTTGTTACAAATACAGTTTCTCTAAATGGCACAAATACAGTTGCACTTCCTGATTCATTGTTGAGATTGTACAGGTGGCAGGTGGCAACATCAGGAACATATGCACATCAGGCTTCACCAAGTCATGCAGGTACATTGACTATTCAGGAAACAGGTGGTGGTGATGTGTGGTCAAAAATAGCAATCAACACCTTTGGAAGGGGACAATCACAGATTGGTGCATACACAGTCCCAACAGGGTACAGTGCTTTTATGACAGATATCACATCATCAATTGAAAGTGACAAAGAAGCTGAAATTTTGTTGTTTGAAAGAAATGGGGTTCTGAACACAACTGCACCATACGATCCAATGAGATTGGTCACAGAAATTAGTTCTGCAAAAGGTGTTCAGTCAATCAATTTCAGTTCACCATTGAAGTTTGAAGAAGAAACTGATATCATATTTTTTGCAAAACTAAAGGCAGGGAATGCACCTGCAACAATTGATTTCACACTTTACCTTGTAGAAAATGTCTAAAGATTCAACCACAGAATTGCAAGTTGCATATTACACACTATTGAACAACAATGTGACATTGTCGGGAACGCCTGTTCCTGTTTATGATGAAGTGCCTGCAACTGCAACATATCCACATATACAGTTTGGAAATACCAATCTGAATGATGATTCAACAAAGCAAAGTTTTCAAGACAGGGGTTCATTCAGTATGTCTGTTGTGGACAGGTTTTCTTCTGATACAGGCACAAGATCGAAGATCAACAGTGTTGTCAATCAGGTCAAGCAGATAGTCAGGACAAGACCTGTTCCCTTTAATCTTACAAATTTCAATGTGATCACATCAGTTGTTGAATCAGATGTGTCAAGAAAAGAAAGAACAAGCACTTTCACATACTATATCAGGGAATTGAGATTTGGACACATTATTGAAGAAAAGTGACAGTTTCAAATTTTTTTGATATCTTTTCTGCAAAGTTTAAACTTTAACATTACAAAAATACATAATTATGTCAGCAATAAATGGAACTTTAATTCTTCTAAGGGACAACAATGATCCCTTTGCATTGTCAACTTCATGCACTTTGAATATTGACATGGATCTTCCTGATGCTTCCCACAAAGGATCAGCAGGATGGGCAGAACACATCAGAGGTCAAAAATCTTGGTCTGTGGATCTTGATGGTCTTGCAGATTTTGAAGTTGGAACAACAGGTGGTGTTCAGGATGTAGTCAACTACATATTGAATCGTGAAAATGTACAAATTGAATTTGTACCATTAGCAGGTGCATTTGATGGTTCGAAAGGTGTTTCATATGAAGGTGATGCATCATGTGCTTCTGTTTCTGTTGTAGCTTCAAATGAAGATACTTGCACATTGACAGGATCTTTCACAGGAACAGGTGCATTGTCTGAAGTTGTAGTTTCTTAATATGAAAGGTATCAAACACATCAACATTGATGGCAAGAAAATTGCCTTCAAATTCGACCTGAATGCATTGGAAACATTCACTGATGAAGTTGGCATTGGATTGGATGGTTTGGAAGAAGCCTTGAACAAGGTTTCAAACATCAAACTTTTCATTCAATGTCTTTCTTCTTCGGGTGGTACAGAACTTACTTCTGAACAGATTGGATCAATGGACTTCAGTGTCTTGAATCAAGTTTTTGAATTACTGAAAGAATCAATGGGAAACGTGGCAACACCACAAAAGGTGGTGTCAGCAAAATAGAAACCATTGATGACATCCTGATCTTTGGATTTAGGATGGGCATGAAGCCTGATGAAATAAGGTCAACAACATTGTATGACTTTAATTTGATGGCACAAGCATTTGCAATCAATGTGAAACATGACTTTGATGTCATGCGACACAACGCATATCTGATCAGTATTTTTTCAGGACTTGACAACAAGACAAGGAAGAAGATCACACCACAGAAGATGTTTCCTTTGGATTCTGATGAAATCAAAAAAGATAAGTTGACCAAAGATCAGGTTTTGGATATACTTAACCAATCCAAGAAAAGACAAGCAAGGAAAAAGCGATGATTGCAAAGCTATTTGTTGAAATCGGTGCAGATATAAAAGATCTGTCAAAAGGGATTGGTGATGCTGAACACACACTTCAAAGGTTCAGCAAGAATGTTGGTGCATTAGGAAAGACACTGACTACAAGATTGACATTGCCATTGGCAGGAATTGGTGCAGGTGTTGTCAAGTTAGCATCAGACTTTGAATCATCCTTTGCTGACATAAGGAAGACAGTCGATGCAACTGATGCAGAATTTGCAGACATTGAAAAAGGAATCCGATCACTTGCCAAAGAAGTTCCAACATCTGTCAATGAACTAAACAAACTTGCAGGTGTTGCAGGTCAACTTGGTGTCAAATCAAAAGACATTGTTGAATTCACAAAAGTGATGGCAATGTTGGGTGATACAACCAATGTTTCAGGTGAAGAAGCAAGTCTTGCCATTGCAAGATTCATGAACATCATGGGAACTTCACAGTCTGATGTTTCAAACTTGGGTTCAGCAATTGTTGCACTTGGAAACAACTTTGCTTCAACTGAATCTGAAATCATCATGATTGGTACTTCCCTTGCAAGTTTTGGAAGTGCATTGAAATTGTCTGAATCAGATGTCCTTGCTTTTGCAACTGCCATTGCTTCATCAGGTGGTAATGTGGAAGCATCAGCAACTGCATTCCAAAAGACTGCATTCACAATCAGGGATGCAGTGTTGACAGGCAATGAAGATCTTGCAGTGTTTGCAGAAACTGCAAGCATGACTGTTGAAGCATTTTCACAATCATTCAGGGATGATGCAGGTGGTGCAATCGTTCAATTCTTGGCAGGTCTGAAAAGGATTCAAGAAGATGGGCAGTCAACAACAATGGTTCTTGATCAGTTGGGTCTTGCAGATCAAAGACTTCAAAGGGAATTCGGAAAGGTCATTTCCAATCTTGATCAATTAGATCAGGCATTTGATGTTGCTGATGAAGCATTCATTGAAAACACTGCACTGACTGATGAAGCACAAAAGAGATATGAAACATTTGCATCACAGGTTGGTATTCTTGTTGGGAATCTGAAAGATATTGGAATCACATTTGGTCAAGATATTCTTCCTGTATTAAAAGAAGGAATTGATTCAGTGAAAGGTGTGGCTGATGCCTTTTCAAATATGTCTGAACAGACAAGATCTGCCATCACAAAGATTGCAGTTGCACTTGGTGTCACTGCACCATTGATGGTTGGACTTAGTATTCTGATCAGTTCATTTCTGACCATCAAGAAAGTTGCAGTTCCTGCTTTTGCCTTAATTGGGAAAGCAATTGGAAGAATGAATCCATATGTGGCAGGTGCAATTGTTCTGTTTCAAGGATTAAGGACTGCATTTGCATTCCTTCCTGATTCAGCAAAAGATGCAATCAATAAGTCTGTCAACAGGTTCAAGTTGGGTTTCCAAAACATCAAGAAGAACTTTGAAGAATTTGTGAAGTTTGGTTTCAAGCCAATCACATTGGAAACAAGGATCAAGATGGAAGCAGATGTCATGACTACAAAGGCAAGGCAATCTGTTGGAGCAGTTGAACCTGAAGTTGTAATTCTTGAAGAAAACATTGTCATTCCTGAAATAGATGCTCTTGACTTCACTGCTATTGCACCAAAGAAACCAATTGTTGAAGTTGAAATTGTTCCTGTTGGTGCATTTGCAGGTGAAGGATCTTTTGAAAGGGGAATCATTGATTTCACAAAAAAAGCAGGTGAAGCAGGTTTCATTGTAAAAGAAACAGTTGAATTGACAACAGAACTTGCAAATCTTGATTTGGATGCAGGGTTGAATGTCAGTGGTGTTGCAGGATCTTTTGGTGGTTTAAATGAAAATATCAGGGAATTCAGCAACCTTCAAGAAAGGGCAACTGATCCATCAACAATTCAAGCATATCAGCAACAGATTGAAAAGCTACAAGCACAGATCAGACAACTTTCAAGAGAAGCCACTACATTTGGAAATGTGATGATGGACTTTGGGGAAAATGCAATCAGGGGATTTGTTGATGCAACA